TGATGCTTACATTTGCAGGATTAATGGTAGCACACTGGTTTGGATTCACTGCTCCCAATATACCTGAGTCTGTACAAAACTCTCTTCTTAATATAATACTTGTAGGTATAGGTGGCTATACTGTAGGTAGATCAGCAGAAAAAGTAGCAACTAACTTTGGAAAGGGTAAAAAATGATAGATGAGCTAAAAAGACATCTAAAGAACGCATTTAAAGGGGGCTGGATGCACAATCATACCATTAAGTGTATGTTATGCTGGAAAAATCTAAAACCCTCTGTATGGCTTTCTTTGATCGTTCTAGCACTAATTCTTGGTTTGTTCCTATGAAGTTTGTATTGATCCTGTATATGTGTAGTATGGTTACAGGTCAATGCCCATCAAGTTCAATATCAGGATGGCAATTCAATTCTCACTATGATTGTGTTAATGCAGGATATGGAGTAGCACAAAAAACTTTTTTAAATCTTCAAGAGTTAGAAGAGTGGGATCAAGAACATATTAATAAAAATAAAATTGTAATTAAGTTTGAATGTAGAGCAGTTAATTCTATTTAACGACCTTGCCCTCTATATCTTTTCTTGCTGTATTTTTTGTTTGGACTTTTTGAATGCCTCCCTTTTCTTCTTATAAATTTCTTTTCTCTTACTAGAAGCCCAAGCCCTCTTGCTTTCGTCATATTCTTTTTTTTTATCCTTTATGATTTGTTCATAAGGTTTTTTATATTGAGAATGGTTTAATATCAAATCTATAAATAGCGGTAATGCTATCGCAACCAAAGACTCTTCATGATCTTCATGCATAATTAAAGCATCAGCACTACCCATCCATCTTTTAAGAGTCTTGAATCCAGCACCATTCTTTCGTGCTTTAACTTCTACTATCATGTCAGGATTATTTATTTTTATGTCGTGTGGATGGTCAGGCAAAGCACCGCTTAATACCTGTCGCTTGGCATCAATACCAGCTCCTTGAAATCTTTTAACTAAATTATATTCAGTTCTATAACCTTTTTGTTTACTCTTCCTACTCACAAGGGTTTTCCATTTCTTCAGGTTTCTTTAATATTTCTTGTACATCTTGCAACCTAAGAATTGGAAACGCATCCCATGACTTTTGGATATAGAAAGCTAACTTATCCCTAACTGCATAAGGATTATTTTCATTAGCTATCTTGTCAGCCATAATAAATGCTTCGCCTTTAATGTTTTGATTTTGCAACTTTTCTACCTCCTTTCTCATAATCTCTGTTAATAATAATGCGTCTTGCATCTCCATATTTACCTATCTTTTTTAGGTAATCTTTTTTAATCAAAGAATTTATAATTACAAAGGCATGGGATTTACTTTTCATCCCACACCCTCGTAATATCTCAACATAAGAGGGAGAGATTTTGTTATCTTCAATAAACTTTTTGATAAACTGATAAACTTCATATTGTCGTCTTGTCATTTTTTCCCTGCAATTCTAATACTTGTATGTATTCATTGAGTCTGTCTATTTCTTTTGCTTGAATTAGATTATCTCGTTTGTATTCTTTTAATAGAGCGGTACACTTATCTAACCGCTCCATTAATTCTTTCTCTGAGTTATTATTCTCCATAATAAATTGACTTCCAATCTTCATTGTTATCTATTGCATAATCAAACATTTGTAATACTTCATTTACTTGTTGATTAAATTTATTACGCTGTTCGTTAAGATGATCTATTGATCCTTTACCATCAACAGATATATCCATAACTATTTTTATATCAGTAGTATTACTCATTAAAATGGTACATCCTCTGTTGGTTCTGATTTAACTAAGTTAGTATCACTAAGGGCATCATCAAAATCCTCCATCCCTCCTTGAGAGGATTTTGCTTCGCCTTTTGAATCAAGCAATTCCATCTTACTTTCAAATCTATCCAAATGAACTTCTGCATTTTTCTGCTTTTGTCCATCTTTCATCCATTCTCTGTAAGTCAATCGCCCTTGCAATAAAACTTTGCTTCCGCTCTTAGTATATTTTGCTAGAACATCTGCTATTTTTTCATCCCAAACAACAACCTTATGCCATTCAGTTTGTTTCTCTCCTGCCATTTTCCTGTGTGTTGCAACACTAAGGATGGCATAGTTGCCACCCTTAGAAGTTTGTTTTATTTCAGGATCACGACCTAGATTACCTACGATTGTGATTGAGTTATACATTGGACTCCTTTCCATTTAACTCTTTGAGTTTATCTTCATATATAGTTTTAGTATGTTGATATACTGCTGGAGCATCTGACTTTGCTTTAGTCATAGCTTTTGCATACATCTTGCCATATCCTTTGAGAACCTTAGCATTTACTGAAGTATCAATTTGTTCTTGAAACTTAAGTAATACATCAACATCACTCGCACCTACCTTATTACTATTTGTATTAGTATTAGTTTGACTTAAATCCATTTCATCTTCTGAATAGACAAAGCCATGTAATCCTAATAGTTTTAAGATTGCACGATCTACTGCTCGTTTCTCAGCCATAGCATATGGATAAGCATTTCTAGTATTCTTAGGACTAGCTTCTCCATAAGTAATAACTGTATCTCCATTTCGTTTAGCAATACATTTAATACATACTATGCCATCTTTTGAATTGGTTTCTATTTCGGTAAGATCATAACTAATTGAGTTCTTTGCACCTGCAATCTCAATATATCTATGATACATAACCCAAGTTCCATGACAATCCCATAAGCATTGCTTAGGATCAAAGCCAAGTTTCTTGAGTATTTCTTTTACTCTTTCGTCTAGTGGTTTAGCCATTGTTCTACCTCCTTTGGTTTTGTTTAATGGTTAAGTAACCAGCTTTTGTTCTTGTTATAAGAACATTGCCACCTGTAGCTTTACGACAATCATCAGGTACAAATCCTTTTAAGATTGAACCTAATGCTTTATGTTCATCAGCTAGAGGTTTTGTTTCTTCCCATCTACTAGCATGGGATAGAAATTCATTGTTGCCAGTTTCATTGAAGTCAATAGATTGCATATCATTGATCTTAATTTTACCAGCAAGTTTTGGTAACTCACTTGTATCAATCTTTTCAGGTTCTTTGTCTTGTTCAACATAAGACCAAAAAGATTTCTCAATGTCATAAAGTTTTTTCTGATAGTCTTTGTCTGCATCTATCTTACAAACTTCATGTCTTTGATTGCCAAAGATTACAGAAAGATAAGCATAATTATATTCACTTACCATTAAGTAATGTTGTATTTGTGGCATATAGGTACTGATACAATTATCTAATGTATTATTTGAATTGGTATGTTTTAGTTCTATTACACATTTTTCTCCTCGTCTTTCATTCAATCCAAGTAGATCATATGATGCATACATAAACTCTTTTTGTCTAGGTGTATCAACAATATCAAATGTTGGATCAACAGTATCTATTCCTGTTTCTTTTTCAAAAAACATTCTATTTACTGACTCGGTATGTAATCCTATCTGAACAGGTAAGTTCCAAGATAAGTCCTCAGGTTCTTGTCGCTT